TATCAAATAAGCTTTTTTGTAAAATTTTCTTTTCCTCTATATTTTCTATATTAAAGTAAATATTGGCACGTTTATCCTTTATTATAGTGTTGCCGGCTAGAATAGAATGTATACTCTTTATGAACCTAAATGTGCCGACCTTATAATCATTGAGGTCATTTAAAAAATTCTGACGATTAATATCCGTTTTAAAATATACAAATATCGGTATGTCTTCACTTTTGTAAAGTTTGTTACGGTATTTTATATTCACTTTCTATTTACTTATTTAAACATAAGTATAGTTAATGCAATTATTAGAAAAAAGTAGATTTGATCAAAAATATAAATATATAATAGAGGCTATGGATATGCCACCACCAACCGTACATTTTAGTATGCCACCTGCATACGTACAATCTGTAGACACCTTTAAAGGGTATGCTCGAAGCGACGAAATGCGTCAGTTAGAGACAGTAGTTGCATGTTTAGTGTTAGAAGCAGGCGGGGAAGGGACAGTAGGGATGGAGGCTGTAAATGAAGTAATTCATAACAGATCAAAAAAGCAAAAAAAATCTCTTTATCAAATAGTAACTGCGCGTAAACAATTTTCATGCTTTAACGGGGGGGTATATGCAGCTGTACAACAAGCAAAAAAACATCCTAAGTGGACTGAAGCAACTCGTATACTTAGAAATGAATTAACTAACCATACGAGAGGCGCAGATCACTATCACACTCTTTCAGTACGGCCGTCCTGGGGTAAAGAACTATTAAAGCGTGGTGCAAAAACAATAACGATTAAGCACCATATATTTTACCACTTTTAATTAACTCTCTACTTCTGTTTGAGCAGGATTAATTCTATCAACTATATCGGTAAGCTGTTGCTGTTTTTCTAAAGCGTTTTGAATTGTTACCTTGTCGTTGAACACAGACTTGTCAGCTGCATCTAAAGAGTCGGGAGAAATAACTAACGCTCTTTGTACTAAGTCTATAAGATTTCTTAATCCTTCTGACGAGACCGGTTTGGGTACTTCTACTGGAGCAGCGGGGGCAGGAGCGGCTGGGGCTGGGGCTGCGTCAGGGGGAGGATTACCGCCGGTTTGATCTAAACCCGGAGTGGGGGGTGCTTCAGACAAAATCTTAGTGTATACCTCGTTAACTAGTGTATCAAATTTTTTCATGAGGCTTTACCTGCTATAATAGCTTTTAATTGATTAATTTCTGCTTCTTGAGCTGGTTGACTGTTTTTATTAGCAGCTCGCGTGGTCATTATAGCGGTTAATTTTGCTTGAGCCGCTTTTTTATTAGCATCAAGTACTTTCGGATCTACGGCTTGGGTTTGAGTCGGCCGGGTGCCTGGATTAGCACCAGACATAGTAGCTGTTGTAGGCTGACCACTTAAATTCGTATACTCTTCAGCAATTCTTAAAAACTTGCTATTAGCTTTAACTTTTTCGTAAATAGGATCCATTTGCTATTATTTACTACGTTACAACAAATTTAAACAAACAAAGTTGATTTTTTTAAATCCGAACTATATAATACATCGGGGGTAGAAAGACGAGGCTTATATAAATTCATAAATTTATATCATCGTATTATAAGGGGCGCCCGTTTTCTTTGTATACTTTTAATAGGTTCGCTTCGCTCACCTTAATCCACTTACGTATATTTATATAATATATATATCTCGGGACGGATATGTTAAAAGGGAAAGGTTAGCTTGATTCCGTGCTTTTCGAAAAAAGACTTCATCTTGCGAGTAGAAAATCTATTAAAATCAAAGTTATATCGGCAATCTCTGATTAATAGGGAGAGTTCTTCACCGCTACCACCACTCTGCTTCAAACAATTAAACTCTAGAGTATTGGTGTAAACTATAACTGGAAACACCTTGCATATCTTTGCAAGAGCTTTTGGAAACCTAATTCCTAGGTTAACATTCGAATCGATATAAAATATAACATTCTTACGGTTATCGCTATCCTTAAAACAATTAATCAGGCGATTTAAAGTATGATACAGGTATAACTTGTCACTATCTTTATCTTTAATCTCAAGCCCGTATATTTGCGTCAAATCTTGGTAATAGCATTTTTCAATTTCAGCAGCAAAGGACTCAGCGTCCACCACTGTCAGACCGAGTGCTATTTTCTGTATACGCATCACTCTTTATTGTAGCTTCTAATCTGGATTGTTCAAGTAGTTTCTTTAGTAAAGCATCAGGCGCTCTACCTATTCTACAGTTAATAATACCATTGTAAAACCCTTCTTTAAGAAGCACATCATTATCAAATTGTTTTTTAGCTTCATAGTAAGCCAGCTCAAACTTACTATCACAAAGCCATACTATTTCAAACGTAAATTTGTCTTTACCTATAGCCTGGATATCAGCGTTTAAGTCATTAGACGAAGACATATAGGTCTTCCAATCAGTCTCAATATCAAAATGGCGTTTATTCTTTTTACCCTTTAATGGTTTAAGCTTTTTAACAGACTTCATCTGTTTCTTACCAATATACCGCTTTTTATTTACAGTATTAGTAATAACGTAAATAAAACCGTAAGGTAAATTACCTTCTTCAATAGTAAGCTTAGTAGTCCAGTGGCCGAGATCCATTAACCCTACTTATTACATGCCTGGAGGTGTTCTACGGATAACCTTACCCTTTTTAAAACCTGGTGGTTTAAACTTAGATCCAGGAGGGGTAAACTTGTTTTTTTGTTTAGAGCCAAATAAGTTCCGGGCATCTCCTGGAGCGTAAAAGTCCCCACTTTGCCCTATCTGAAAAGCATGAGCTTGACCTGCACCAAAAGCACCTGCAGAAGTGTTACCCATATCTTCAAGTAAAGCGAGTATTCTTTTATCAAAATTTTTCATGTTGAATATTATCTAAAGTATACTATACTTACGGTGTTAATTATGGAACTACCAGATTACGATACATTATTTATTAATTACCAGACTGAAATACTGGGAGATATTAAAGTGGATGAGCTATCTTTAAAGGATAAAGCCATGCTCGTGCCTGTAATTAAGCACAAGTGGGTCGCTCGTTTAATGACGCATAAAGATCAGATACGTAGACTGATTAACGCTAAGAAAGCAGCAATTAAAAAGTGTACTGCAGATGTACCGGTTGCATTGAGTAAGCAAGCTCTAGAACAGTCCGCATTAAATGATCCCACTGTAGCTAAGCTTGATGAAAGTATTGAAAAGCTTAAAATTATTATCGAATACCTGGAGAAAGTAGAAAAACTTACGGGCTCGTTAACCTTCGATTGCAAAAACGTAATTGACTTACAGAAACTTGAAACCACGTAATGAAGGTAAGCTTTGAATATGATTCTAAGAGAAAAGAGGTAAAGATAGTCTCAGACTACCTCAACAATATTAAAGAGCGGTTCTCTGTAAAGAATCCCGGGGCTCGGTTTAATCGTTACTCGCGTTTTATGCCCCAACGCATTTATGCTATAACCCCGCAAGGGTATTGCGGTATTGGCTTGGTACCAGAAATTGTTAAGTTTCTTAATAGTCAAACTATACCGTTTGAAATAACGATGAACAATGAGCTGATTTCAGCACTTGAGCAATTACGCTTTCAGGTATCAAATAAAGAGGCACTTAAGAGTGAGTATGCCTTGAGAGACTATCAAGAAGAAGCTGTCAATAAAGCTTTAACATTTGGTCACGGTATAATCGAGCTTGCTACCGGTGGCGGTAAGACATTTATTATTGCAAATCTCGTTTACACTGCTACTCAAGTAATGAGTAATAAGGAGCGAGTATTAATTGTAGTACCTGACATTGGTCTTGTTGAGCAGACCTATAAAGATTTTATTAGTTACAACTATCCGATGGATACCGTAACTAAGTGGTCAGGTAATAATGAGATTGATACTAATGCCCAGGTTATTATAGCCAATATGGGTATTTTGCAAAGCGAGAAATCAGATCTGAGTTGGTTTAAAGAAGTCGGTATGCTAATTGTAGACGAATGTCATAAGCTTCGTAGAGGTAACAAAGTTAATAAACTTATTGATAAAATACCTACTTTAAGACGTTTTGGCTTTACAGGCACTTTACCGGAAAGCGATATTGATACCTGGAACATTAATAACTTTATCGGCCCGGTTATTTTTAAAAGAACTACTACCAATTTAAGAGAAGCTGCTGGGGGAGAGTACATAGCTAATGCCCAGGCCCTTGCAGTACACTTAGAGTACGGTATTAAACCTGACTATACTGCAGTTGCAGCATCTCAACGCTATTTAACAGAATTAGACTTTATACATAATAACAAGTTTCGGTATATGGTTATAAAGAACATAGTTAATAAGCTTAAGAACAACTGTCTTATTCTTGTGGACCATATTATTCATGGAGATAATATGTTTAAAGAGTTATCTGCATTAAGTGATAAGCAAGTATATTTTATACAAGGAAGTGTTGAGGTAGAAGAACGTAGAAAGATACAGCAACTAATGGAGACCAATAACGATGTTGTATGTATTGCAATAAGCAAGATATTCTCTACTGGCATTTCTATAAAAAACATACATTATATTATGTTTGCAGCAGGTGGTAAGTCTAAGATTAAAACTTTACAGTCTATCGGTCGTGGTCTACGTGTTCATGAGAACAAGGATGTACTCACTATAATCGACCTGGTAGATGAATTAATTTATGGCGGAAAACACTTCGACAAACGCAAAGAATTCTATGACCTTGAAAAAATCCAAGTCAGCGACAAGACCATCACCGAAACCTAAGGAGCCTAAAGCCCCTAAAGTTCTAAGCGCCTCTGCTAAGGCTAAAAAGGTATACTATGTAAGTCCAGCAGACTTTACTGCCGAGCTTAAGAAGTACTATGAGACTGATGT